TTTTTAAACCAAATAGCATCAGAGGTATCGAATGAAGCGTATTGTGTATACTGCTTATAATCGATTTTAGTTTCAGTACCTGCACTAGAAACTCTAGATACAATTTTTACATCAACTGTAGAAAGATTGTTCGTCGCATCCGTTGATACACCAGTTATAATTCCTTTCAGATATCCACTGAATCCAGCAGTGCTACCAGCACCAGGTATAACCACATCCGATAGTGCAGCAGTTACAGCATATCCAACGATAGCACCGTAATCTCCTGGACTTGAAGTTGTAATACCTAGGGTCTGATCTGCCAAGTCGTCAATGAAGCAGACTTTTAAACCATTTGCCCAAGAACCTGGATTCTTTGCAGCATAAGTAAATTCTGTCGATGTATTCCAGTTGCTCTGGTAATCATCGTAATTCTTAATTTTTAAGTTACCAGCAGACGTAGATGCAATTCCAACACCTGCGTTTGCGTTGTTTAAGTTCGTTCCGTCAGTGCGGCAAACTTTTAAGACTCCTCCATAGGTAAGATAAGATGCTGCAGTCATCCAGTACTCGTATTGAGCATCCGTTCCTAACGGTTTACCCATTACGTTGATTAGATCCTCTTCTGTAGCAATATCAATTGGATCATCAACAGGACCGATGCTGAATGGACCAGCAATCGCCCCTATGTTATCCAGTACATTCTCAGCTCTTCCTACGGTAAGGTCAACCTCTCTCGTTAATACACCAGGAGATAATTGAGGTGTCGCCATGCTTTAGACTCCGATACTCAGTATTTCTGAAAATATTTATTGTTTTCGATGTTTACATATAGTCCCACATGTAGTTCATACCACCACCCTTGTCTCCATACTCGTCTGTATGCCATCTATCACCCTCTGAATCGACAAAACTCTCATCGTCCATTCCGTCAGTAACAAAACCAAATGGTGCCATATCTTGCTCAATTTGATTCTTCTGCTCATCATATAATCTTTTTCTTACATCTTGATCAGTAAGTTCTTTAAAATAATCCTGTGCAACTAACCATGCATATATGACAAGACACATTGCAAGGTCATCATTACATCCATCTTCTGCCTCAAATGAATTGTTCTTTTGAATAAATGTTGTTAACTCGCTTAATATTTCATAATCACAGAAAGTTAATTTATCAGACTCAATGATAGTCTTTAAATTAAGAGAACCAACTTTCTTTACAGTCTTGGACATCTTAACACCAAGTTGAGTCTTTTTACCAGAGAATCCCTGACCTACAACTTGACCTGCTCTACCTCTCATAGAACACATTAAAAGATTTTCATATTCTAAATCATAATTTATAATTGCTGCTACCTGATCTCCAACATCATTTACTTCACAAAGAATAAATGCTTCATTATAACTCTTTGCTATATCATATATGACATTAGGAAATAGCATAGGTTTAATATCATTATTCCTATACTTTGCTACTACCCTATGAGGAAACTCTGTAATATCTACAACAACAAAAGCAGAGTAATCTTTTTCAACACCCCGTGCAACGTCTACAGTAACTACGTAATCATGTTTGCTTATTGGATCTTCATGTACATCCAATCCAGCACTTGATGTTTTTGGATTTTCGTAAACAAGTGCTCTTAATTTACTAGGTGCAATAAGAGTATCAACAGATCCAAGGAACTCACACTCAAATTCAACTTTAAACTGTGCTTCAGATGTGTTGGAAATTGTTTGCTTCTTCCAAACCTCATCCCTTCCAGGAACTTCTGACCAATGAACTTCCGTTGCAATATATTCATTCTTTCCTCTTTCTGCATCGTGCCAATACCTATAGAAATGATTCATCCCGTGAGGGGTAGATACCATTATGACTTTCGTGCTCTTACCAGAAGTAATAGTAGGATAAACAGAGGCAAAAAACGAATCAGCAATATGATTTGGAACGAATGCAAACTCATCCAGAAACAAGATATTGAATGACATTCCTCGAACAGCTGAGGCACTAGTCGAAGCAGCCAAGATTTTGGAACCATTCTCTAACTCCAATGAACCTCTATTCCATGACAAGACACCTTGCTGCATCCATTTAGGAACATTTTCATATGCAGTCTGTAAACGACCTAATAGTTCCCTAGCAGTAGCCGCCTTGTTAGCAAGAATACCAATATTTACACTATCATTAAAAAGCAAATAATGCAACAGATATGATATACATGTTGTAGACTTACCCGTCTGTCTGGGCATCTTACAAATGTTAAATCTATTCTGATGAAAATTGTTGATTAAACCTTCTTGGAAATCATATGGTTCAAACGGCATTAAACCGTGGTCAAGAGTAACAATCTTTACATGCTGTTTAGCAAAGTAAACAGGATCTTCCCTACATGCAACATATTCTAAAAGTTGTTCCTGTGTAAATTCAACTGGAACATTCGCTTTTTTTAGATTGGGATTACCAAGATAGATGTCTTCAACTTTCATAATTAAATCATTTCATACTGTTGTCCAAAATGTTGTCTGTCGTGTTCTATAGTTCTTTGTTGTAGGTCTAGTATTTTTTTTAAATCTTCTACTTTCTTTTCTAACTCTTTAGTTTTATCGTCCCCCTGTTGTTTGGAGGATAGGTGCTCCAGGTTCATGACTTGAAATCTGATAGTTCCAGAGTTTAGCACCAGGATACACTTTTCTCACTTGATCCTGAACTTCTCTGCGTGATGGTTTTACGACTGAAGGGAAAAACATTTTTATCATGTAGTTTGTTCCTCTCCATGCCAAATATACGTCAATTATATTTCCAACTTTATTATAGTCTGGAAGTTTTGTTGCTTCCTTTAATGGGTCTTCGTATTGAATTTGTGATTGTGGAACCTTCATTGGTTCAGGTTTGATCACATCGATAAATTCAAATTCACGGAACTTAATGTCCCCAGTGGCATCTTCGACTTGAATACCACAGTTATCTAAAGCAGCAATTTGTGCTGGGCCCATATTGGAAATTATATCAATACGCTTATTATTTAGTTTTTTTCGATATTATACCGTAATAGTATTGACTTTAACAGTGACTGTTGCAGAAGATGAACTTCCCATATTCACTTGCATTAACATATTATCACCACTTATGGTTGCTGTAAAGGTTCCTAACATTGAACCTGTTGCTATTGCAAATTCCTCAACTATTGTTGCAGTTGTGCCATCATGTATTAATCCATATTTACCTGCTTGATATGCAGAACTTTGTACAATCACTACTTCTATAAATGCAGCACGATATGCAGTCTTATCAACTGTTGCAACTGTTGTAGCACTTGTGGTTGAAACAGCAGTATCTGATTCTGTTGCAACACCTGGAAGATTAGTTAATGATGCACCAGAACCACTGAATATAGATGCAGTTAAAGTTCCGTTTGATGAATTAAATGCTAAATTACTTCCTGTTTTTGGTGGTAAGTTTCCAGTTGCAGCCGTTACGAATAAGGGGAAGCAAGTAGTATCTGACGATTCATCCGCAGCAGTAACATTAGTTGCTATGGATGCATTGGTTGCATTGGTTACTGTGACTCCTGCAATATGAGTATCTAATGCTGTGCCATTGACTGTATATGCATCTGCTTCTAATGTTCCATCAATATCCGCATCACCAGAGATATCTAAACTAGCAGCAACAACATCTCCTACTGTAATATTTGGTGTTCCAGTTAATCCCGCAGAAGTACCTGATGTATTTTGATCTCCTGCTTGGTTTACACCTGGCAGATTAATTGCAGCACTACCATCAAATGATACACCACCAATATTTCGTGCCGTAGCAAGGATTGTAGCAGTAGCAGCATTACCTGTACAAGATCCAGAGGAACCAGATGTATTACCAGTTACATTACCCGTTAATGGGCCAACAAAACTTGTAGCAGTAACAATTCCAGCAGTTATACCACCCGTAGGATGTATCGTTGCTGCAGTACCAACATTTACTTTGGCAACTGTTATTGTTGGACTTCCACTTAATCCAGCAGCAGTACCTGATGTAT